TCAGCAAAAGCCACCTCGACCAGGTGGCTCGCAGCCCGCTGCACTACTGGGCCGCCTACCTCGACCCGGCTCGGCTGCCCCGGGAGGCCACGGCCGCCATGGCGATCGGCTCCGCCTTGCACACCCATGTGCTCGAGCTCAACCAATGGGATGCTCGCTACGTCACAGCACCTGAGGGCATTGACCGCCGCACCAAGATGGGCAAGGCGGAATGGGAGGTGTTTACCACTGCCTCCACGGGGCGCGCGGTGCTCACTAAAGCCGATGCCGATCTGGTGATGCGCATGGGCCGCGCTGTCTTCGGTCATCCTGCAGCGGCGATGCTGCTGGGCTTGCCGGGGAAGGCTGAGACCACGCATATGTGGACCGATGCCGCCACGGGCCTGCAGTGCAAGTGCCGGCCTGATTGGCTGACCGATGACGGCCGGATCATGGTTGATGTGAAGACGACCGAGAATGCCAGCCCGCGCGAGTTTGCGCGCTCGATCGCGACATGGCGCTACCACGTGCAGGCGAGCTGGTACCTCGACGGCATTGAGCAGTCCACCGGCACCCGGCCGGAGCAGTTCATCTTTATCTGCGTCGAGAAGAAAGCACCGTTTGCGTGCGCCGTCTATGCCGCCGATGCCGAGATGATCGCCGCCGGTGCTCAGACCGCAGCGCGTGACCTCGAGGTGCTTGCCACCTGCAAGGCGGCGGACGCATGGCCCGGCTACAGCGACCAGATCGAACCGATCAGCCTGCCGGCTTGGATGACGCCCGGCAGCACCCAGCAACAACCACTCACCGAAATCGAGCTTTACTGATGACCCAATCCACTGCTATCACCACCCAGTCCAGCGGTTCGGTGTTCTCAGGCATCCAGGCGTTCGAGGAGGCGCAACGGATCGCGAAGGCGCTGGCCAGCAGCACGCTGATTCCGCCGCAGTTCCAGGGGCAGCAGGGCTTTGCTAACTGCCTTGTGGCGCTCGAGATCGCCAATCGGATGCGCATCAGCCCGTTCCTGGCGATGCAGCACCTGCATGTGATCCATGGCCGGCCGAGCTGGAGCAGCAGCTTTATCATCGCGATGGTGAACGGCTGCGGCCGGTTCAGCCCGCTGCGATTTGAGATCACCGGCGAAGGCGACAGCCTGGCCTGCTATGCCAGGGCGACTGACCTGGCCAGTGAGCAGGAGCTGAAGGGACCGACGATCACGATGGCGATGGCCAAGAAGGAAGGGTGGTCTACGAAGACTGGATCCAAGTGGGCAACGATGCCAGAGCTGATGATCAGCTACCGGGCGGCTGCCTTCTGGGGGCGGCTCTATGCCAGTGATCTGCTGCTGGGCCTCCAGACCCAGGAGGAGGTGATCGACATCCAGCCGGTAACGGTCAAGGCTGAGGCACCCAGCTTGGATGAGTTGAATGCCAAGATCACTCAACCAGTGGTGACTGCCGAACCTGATGACGACATCTTCTGAGTTTCTGACCGACGCGCAACTGGCAGCGCGTTGGCAGATCCATCGCCAGACCTTGATCCGCTGGCGACGGCAATCAACCGGGCCAGGCTATGTGCGCATTGAAGGGCGCGTGCTCTATCCACTGGCCGAGGTGGAGCAATACGAAAAGGCCAACACCATCAACCACAACCAACCATGACTTTCAAAATCAAAGGCGCCATCTTCAAGAACACGGCCGAGAAGCTGCAGCAGCGGCTGGGCGACCGTTATGACGCCAGCAAGAAGTATCCCGAGGTTAGCGGTGTGTTCGGGATTAAGGAGGAAGACCGGATGGCGTTCGCCAGCTACATCATGAACGCTGCGGTAAACGACAAAGGCGAGGTGCCGCTGCGGGTAAACGGGTACAACAACAGCAGCCAGTCAAGCGGGGTGAAGTATCTGGGGCTGACGATCGAGCCGGACTTCAAGACGCTGAAGGCGATCGAGGAGGCGCTGCTGGCGGCGGTGCCACCTGCTCCTGCTGCGGCGAACTGCTCGGTGGTGCCTGCGTCTCAGGACGATCTGTTCTGATGCAATGCCCTAAGTGCAGTCACGGCCGCCACGGAGTGAGGAGCTCTAACAGCCAGCTGCCAGACCAGGTGGTCCGGCAGCGAGTGTGCCAGGCGTGCGGGTGGATGTGGTTCACGGTGGAGGCGGAGGTAAACCGGTTTGCGATCGGATGGTCTACGGCATCGAGCAAGCCGGTGCTTCGCGAGGCGGTGACGCTGGAGCTTGGCTTTGTGCCACAGCTCCCGCCGGGCCGCCCACCACGGCGCCACATTGCGAACTGTGACAGCCTTGGTGGTGTGCCACAGGTGGTGGGGGATAATTAGGGGACGGCCGAAAGGCCTCCCATCCACATCCCAAAAAATGACCACTTCCAATGTCACCGCTTCCAGCACCAAGGCCGAAATTATTGACGCTTCTATAGAGCTGATTGAAATTCAAGCCGAGACCATCACCGACCTACAAGATCGGCAGCTGGTGCTCTTGGTCCTAGTCGGCATCCTGTCAGTCCTGCTGCTACTGCGGGGCTGATCCAAACACGGGCCCTTCGGGGCCCATTTATTATTGCAATCACAATGATCACTAACCCATGGATCAACCGCGCCGCTGCCTTGCTGCTGCTGGTGACCGTTTTGACTCTTGCCTACGACTACGTGCATCATGAGCAGAAGAATCACCCTGCTGTTTATCTGGGGCTGAAGCCATGACCACGCCCCGCCAGTTCTTCTTTCAAATCCGTTCAGCCAGCGTCATCGAGTCGATCACGGCTCACACGCTAGCCGAGGCCAAGCTGATCGCCGAGCAGTCTGGCTGGTTGCCGTGGTTCTCCCAGATGGAATGGCTAAACCCTAAAACCGTTACCGACCCAATCATCCATGACTAACAGAACAGCAGCACTGGTCCCATGGCATTGGGGTGACGACCTACCGACCAGCAGGCATGGCGAAGGTATCAGTCGGCCGCGGCCTGGCATCACCACCCGCGAGTTCCGCGTGCTGGTCTTCAAACCCGGCTCTCAGCCGCTTACCTGGATCACACGGGCGGAATCAAAGCGGCACGCAATTGGCTATGCGCAGGCTCGCTGGCCCGGCGCTGCTGTGGAGGTGGTGTGATGGGTGACGACATCCGCGCCAAACTGGAAGCGCTGATCACCGAGTCCGGCATGTTCCACGCTGGGCAGCAGGACGAGCGGTTGCGGCTATGCCGGCTGATCGACATCCGACTGGAAAACCTGCGCAAGCTGCCTCGCCAACCAACCATCTCAGCCCTTCTAGAAGAACTGCTCTTGATTCGCCAAGCACTACGAGATCACCCATGAAGCAATTTGCACTGGACAACCGCCGCCACGAAATGATGGAAGCGCTGTATGCCAAAAGTGGCCGCGCTGCCCTGCCACAGGGTGACCCGCTGCGCTCCACCTACACGGGGCTATGGCAGCAGTTCTGCTCTGACATCGGCCCAAACTTTCGGGATGCCGACTACGAGCAGCTGCACATTGACGTGTGCGAGGCGATGGATGACACCGGGTCAATCATGACTCCGATGCAAGCGCATCAGGCGATTGCCGTGTGCCGCGGTTACCTGCTGGGGAAGTGGGCATGAGGATGCTCCTGCTACTGCTGGCCATGCTCGCGGCACCAGCCCAGGCCAGGACCGTGACTGCAACGGTGTATGACGGCTGGTATCACGGTCGCACCACGGCTTGCGGCGACACGTACCAGCATTGGGGCAACCCAACCGCCGCACATCCTTGGCTCCCTTGCAATACCAGGGTCCGTGTCACCCACGGCAGTCGGTCAATCATGGTGACCATCACAGACCGCTGCGACTGCAACTCGATTGACCTGTCAGCAGGTGCCGCGTACCGCCTTGGTGTGCCGCTTGATGGCACCGCTCGCGTCAGGATCTCTTACTAAACACCAATGGAACTACCTACACCACCTGCAACAGTTGAACAACTGATGGTAAAGATCAAGGATCAGCAGCGGCAGTTTGGCGATTGCCAATATGACTGGCGCAACTGGAAGCTAGCAGCCGACGGCACTCGGTCTACGCAACGGCTATGTCGTCATGAGATTGAAGAAATCGTCGCTGTTAGTTGCTCAGCGCTCAAGATCACAAACAACGAAGACGGTCAGTGGCTTAAATGGCGCAACCCGCGTCAAGGTGAGGACCTAATGGTTGCAACCCTGTGCAGTGCTCTGGTGGTGCAGCCATGACTGACACTTACAAGGCAACACCTAAGTGCTGGGAGTGGCAAGAGAACTGGGCCAGCAAAGAAATACCCGACGAGGATTCAAGTTGTTTCCTCGAACTCCGCGCTCGCGTGGAAGCACTGGAGGCCCAGGCCAGCAACTACCCGGAAATTCCAGATAGTTTAACTCCGCCCCCGGTGGCGACGGATGAGGAGCTGAAGCAGACGTGGCTTCAAGGCGCAACTTTGACTCAAGGTCATCGCGCCGTCTACAACCTCGGCATCAAGCACGGCCAGGCCAGCAGCCGGGAGGTGGCGGATCCTGCGCCAGCGATGGGGGAATTGGTGGCAAGGCGAATTGGCTACGAGCTGTCTCAGATTCGCCGCTCAATAGAGGGCCCTGCAAATGACTGACCCCACCCCCAACGCACCAGTGCCCGAGCAGCGTTGCTTCACAAAAGAAGAGTTCTGTGCTTCTATCCGCGCCGCCCTTGAGAGGTGGGGGACATGATTACATCTTTAATTGTTTTTGCCATTGCATTCTGGTTTGGCTGGAACATCGGAAGAATCACGCCAGCAATCCCCCGAGACCGTGACCCCGACTGGGGGCGAAGTTTCACTCACGAACGCACCGATCCACCAACAACACCGCGACCACTCAAATGGAAACGCAGTGGCGGCTATCAACCATTAGCACAATCAACCAAAACCAACCCTCCGCCCCGAAATCCATGACCACCACCCCCAACATTCTCCGACCGCCGGAGCCGCCGACGGATGATGAGCTAAATGCTCTTTGGAATTGTTGCGGCGATCATGACGAAGAGGGTGATCACTATGGCAACATTTTTCAGTTTGCTCGCGCCGTACTTAAGAGGTGGGGCGCCAAGTGACCCCACGCGCCAGCTACGGGATGGCCAACCTGAACTCCTTCTTCGACGCCAAGACCGTGCGCGAGATCCGGTTGCTGCACCTCTGTGATGGCATCGCTGCATCCCAGATCGCCCGGGACCTGGGGGTGAACGTCAGCTGCATCAGCAGGATCGTGAATTGGAAGTCATGGGCGCATCAGGATGAAGACCTGCGCGCCATCCCGAAGCCTGGCCATAAGGGTGGCGGGGATTACCACCAGCTCAAGCCTGAGTGGTACGTCAAACCTGCACCTCCACAACGGCTCACCTGTCGCAGCTGCCTACACCTAAACAGCAACACCGGCGTCTGCGACTTTGGGTTTCCTGAGAGCTTGACCTCGGCTTACACGTTCGCAGCAAAATGCAATGTCTACCAACCAACCAACAATGGATGATCTTATCAACGAGCCACCGCACTACCGCCAAGGTGGTATCGAGTGCATCGATGCAATCGAGGCCGCGCTCACGCCCGAGGAGTTCCGCGGCTACTGCAAGGGGAATGCGATCAAGTACATCTGGCGCGAACGGCATAAGGGGGGGAAGAATTCGCTGGCAAAGGCTGCATGGTATCTGGCGCGGTTGCTCGGCTAGAGCTCACCAGACACCCAGCGTGCGATGGCCCATTCACGGATTGATGTCCAGAACGGCTGCTTGCGATACCAGTCCACCCAATGCTTGTGACCCTTTTGGCTGTTGCACATGAAGCAACAACTGATGAGGTTCTCGCGAACGGTGAGGCCGCCGAACACCTTGGGTACAACGTGATCGAGGGTGGGACTGCGACCTAGGTGTTCGCCGCAGTAGGCGCACTGGTAGTTCCAGGCCAGGTGGATCTGATCACGCGCCGAGCGTCGGGTGACGAGGCGGGTTTCGTCAATGTGTGCTTTGTCCACCGAGATCGAGCGGCAGGGGCAAGGCCTCGACTGAAAGGTCAAGGATGTCGTCGTCGTTGCCGATGTGCTCTGCGATGCGGCTGTAGATGTCAGCCGGCAGCTCGTCTGGGTCGGTGTCTGAGCGGTAGATGACCTTGGCGGTGATCTCGATCAGGAAAGCCTGCATGGGGTGACCGCCGCTGCGTCAAGGGTAACGGACGGGACCGGCTGGGGAGCTCCCCTCGATCGGTCTTGAGCTCCCCTCGATCCGCTGCCAGCTCCCCTCGATCCGTCGATTGTTACAGACCGTTAACTGGCCGACCCGTTGCCGAATCATGCGCCGCCGGTGGTGTAGGATTCACACATCAACCGCCACCGACCGATGCGCATCCCCACCGCCGCCGCCATCATCCCTAACGCCACATACACCTGTCCCTTCTGCGGTGGCTCGGGCAAGCTGCCTCACTTCTCCCACATTGAAAATGGCGACTGCTTCGCCTGCGGTGCCACTGGTGAGCTGCGCGACATCAATGCCTTTATTGGCGACAACTCGGATCTCGTGCTGACGGTTTACGTCAACAACGGCACTTTCAGCGGAGCCGAGATTCGCCGCCGCACTTGGAAGATCGCAGCATCCAGCATTGGCCAATGCAAGGAGTGGGGCCGCGACAGCTTTTTCCGTGTCATCACTGATGCAGACGAAGCCCGCCAGATTTGGCGCAACGCAAAACAGCTCGGAATCATCACCGGGCTCGTTACCTGACCCTCACCGGGCCGCTTCGGCGGCCCTTTTACTCATGCGCTTTTTCAAGATCTTTCGCCAGTCAGCTTGCTTTCTAGCTCTCTTTACCGCGGCAGTTATGTTGGTTCATCTTCTCGGGGCTCTTGGAGTTCTTGCTGGTGGCCCGCTGCTAGGACTGGCCGGCTACTTTGTCGGCATCACGCTGCTGGTGTCAGTGGCAATTTGGGTAGCAGAGCAAGTGTGATCAACCCCATGCCCAAGCTCGACCCCGAATACGACCACATCCCCGAGGATCTGCCAGAGGATGACGACCACCCCGACCACTTCTAGGCCTGACGGCTGCCGAACGTAACCCATCCATGAAATGACCTACATCCTTGACCTTGGCCTGTGGCACGTCGGCCCATTTCCTACCCACATTGCGGCGCAGCATTGGGCTGAAAGCCATGGCGTTGAAAATTACCGGTTGATCCCACTGGATGATCCAGCAGAAGCTCCTGCTAAGGTGCATCGCTACC